AGAAGAATCCACCAAGTCCAAAATACGCCGCGTCAATACATTAACGTCCGGCAACATAGATCAGCCAGGATACAATGGCGTAGGTGATTTACCCGAAAATTGCATGCTGCTCTCAATCTCCGCCCGAAACTCCGCACCGCGCGTCAACATGCCTAAATCCCGTAAATGACGCAATGACATCGATACCGTGTCAACCAAATCGTCGTGCTTGCCCTTGGGAAAAGTGCCAACCTGCGTAATCAAAGTCTCCGCCCAAGACTTGTCGGGGGCAAAAACCATGCCCTCCGCAAACAAATGCTGGACCGAATACAGCCGCGATAACTTATCAACGCTCTTGGGATCGTAAAGCTGCACGGCAAACTTCTCGTTGTTGTACAAACGGCGGATTTCCTGGGCCACAGAGTGCCCCGCAGCCTTATTCTCAATCAACAACTTGTCAACCTTCATCAACTTGCAACTCTCCGCAACCTTCTGAATCAACTCATGCAATTCTAACCGCTCTTGCCACGCATACATCAACATCGCCTTGGGCGACTGCTTGTCATTGTACGACCTCGTAATCGTACCCCCCTCAGTCTTCTGCGCCTGAGCCACAACATCACCAGAAAACACGCCCCAAACACTCAAAGCACTGAAATCATTCTCCGTCTTTGTCGTGTACGCCGTGTCCAAACTCGCCATAACATAATCCATCGGCGGATAAACCGTGTCTTGCCACAACTTCCACCAATCCCGCTTGATAATACCGCCCCCCTTCGGCTCAGGACGCTGCTGAAGCTGCCCCGCCGACGCATACGGCCCCAATTGCCGCTCCAAAATCTTAACCTCTGGCTCCCCAAACCGCTGCGGCCACAAAAGCTCACCCTCAGACGTCCGTGGGTCCTTCCAACCAATCCCCGTCGAAAATGACCGCCCCGACTCATAACGCATCGGTAAACACAAATGCGTCCAATCACCAACGTCCTTAGACAAAATATGCCCGGTCAAATCCTCCTCAGATAATCGCTGCTGAATCACAACAAACGCACCCGTCTTGGGATCGTTAAGCCGCGTACTCAAGGCATTGTCCCACCAGTCAATCGTGCTCTGAATGGTCGCCTCGCTAAAAGCCTCCTGAGCGGCATTGGGATCGTCAACCACAATGATCGACCCGCCCTCACCCGTCAGCGCAGACCCCACCGACGTACTCAACCGAGAACCCTTTTGATCATTGTCAAACCGAGTCTTGGTGTTCTGATCGCCAACCAACTTAAACCGATCACCCCAAAGCCTCTGATACCAAGGACTTTCAATCAGGCGCCGACACTTGACACTGTCACGCAATGACAATTGCTGAGCATACGACGCATGCAAAAACTGAACCCCAGGACCAGACGTCGGGTTCTTATACCGCTGCGCCCAAACCCACGCCGGAAACGCCACACTCGTAATCGTAGACTTGGAACAACGCGGCGGGATGTTAATGATCAACCGCCGTATATCGCCGTCAGCAACCGCCTGAAGATGCTCCGCAACCGCCTCAATCGGCCAGCCAGGAACAAACGTGCTCGAATCAATGTACCGCCACGCATACTGCAAAAACGTGTACAAACTATCCTCACAGTCGGCCCGATCAAGCGAAGCTAAAGCTTGCTCCGCATCAATCTGCTTGCCGTCAATCAGAATAGTCTTGCCCATTTACAATCCAAACTTAAGAACTCTGCTCTCTAAAGAAGCAATTGGCCGTAACCGCTCCGCTGCAATAAAATGATTTAAAATACCATGTCCAAAATCTTTTATAGGCGCTAACAAAATTTCAGACTTCCAAGCCCAACCTAAAAAAGAGACTTCCTTTGTATCATCAACATATTTTGCTAATATAAAAATATCAGCATCAACTTTGCCTTGTTCAACAATCAAATTGTAAGGTTTTCGCGCCGTCTTAACGTCAGTCTTGAATCCCAATGGTAATATAAAATCCGTCCCACCGTCGCCCTTAGAACGTAAAGCTAAGTCCATCTTAAGTCCAAAGCGCAAAGCAAACGCAGCTTCGCCAACCATACCAACAGATTCATAGCCCTCGCTCAAAGGCCGCGAAGATGAATGGCTTGTATGACTATCGTGCCGCGCGGAAGCGTGAGGCTCAATAAGGTCAGATAAAATCATTACGATAAACTCTTCTGCCGCCGCCACTCTTCAACACAAGACAAATACGCAACATCCTCAGCCTTGGTGCGCGCCAAACCACCGTCATACTCGCAGATCGCAGCCCGCTCATCAAAGTAATCCGTCCAATCCTGAACGTCCCAAGCGGAGCGGAACTTCGCGCAGTCGATGCTCTCTAAAAAACCCTTTAGCCCCTTAGACATGATCATGGGGCCATCAGGTCATCAATCATCTTCCGTATCTTATCAGGCGCCTTGCCCACATGCTCAGGCATCCCAGGCACCAGCAACGGGATAAACTGCCTCTTGTTGCGCGTACACCGCTCCAAATGCTCAAGCTCGCATCTCAGAAACTCAATCTGCTCTTCGACCGGAATCATTTCAATTGACCTTATTCAGTTTTTCAATTTCGCTAATAGCCCGTCTCAGTGACTCTAACTCAGAGCCAGCGTCCATGACCCCATGCGCGTCGCGGTTCTCCAGGAACATGCTCGCCATGCCCCACGCCGCTTCCTCGCGCTTTCTTAGGGAGGCCAGTAGGTCTTCAATTGGGGTCATCTATTCCTCCTGCGGCGAAGCTGCGCGAGGTGTGCGACCCCACTTCGGTGGCTTCTTATTTGGGTTATGCGCGGTTATGTGGCAAGACCGGCATAGCCACCTAACTTCAAGTAACTTGGTGTAGTCGTCGTGATGCCCGTCAATAACCTTGGCTCGCGCGCCGCAGTCATCACAACAATACGGCTTAACCAGCAGCCCCTTACCAAGGGCGCTTCTAACTGCCTTATGCGCCATGCGCTTCTCTTGGTTGTTCTTGATCCATTCCCCTGTCCGCTCACGGGCTTTCGCCTTGTACTCAGGGTTGGTGCGCTTGCGCTCCTGATACGCAGCGTATGCTTCGTCACTGGTGGGCTTCATCACTCCTCCTGCGGCGAAGCTGCGTCGATCATGGTCTCCCATACAGCCGCATGGGCCTCTGTGTTACCGGCAACTACCATGCCAGCTTCCCTTAGCATCTCGGCTGTCGGTTCACGCATTGCGCGGATCACGGCACGAGCAACTTCAAATCTGTCCTCGCCAATGTTCCAACCCGCCATCGAGGTCATCACAAGACTTTCCATCTCGGTTGGTTTGCGGTGGTGAACTTCACGAACAAAATCATGTATCGCGCAGGTCATCAAATGCTTTGCGGGTTGCCCATCTTCCCAGGCAACTTTACATACATTGCAGCGGTAAACGGTCATGTCATTTCCCTCACAACCATCTTTTCAACAACAGGCGCCGCACACCGAAGTACGCGACGGCAACGACCTGGGCAAAACCAAGCGTCATGCCGCACATCCAGGACACAGGTGAGTTAATACCTAGCCGTCCCAGCATACCCCACCAGTAATCGCCGACCAGCGCACCGAGAACGGCGACGACCGTGCAGACTGCAATCGAAAACAAGATGATCGCAATCGCCTCAAGCTCATCAATTATGTTGGAGTATTTGCCGTAGATTTGTTCAAGTATTTTGTTCATTTTTAATTTCCAATTCTTTTCAATGCGTGTGCGAACTTTAAACCCCTGTCAGTTATCGTTAGCCAGTATCCGTCCTTCTTGCCACTGTGCGCGTAGCTGTACCAGATCGCGCGCAGGGCAATAAGCTCAAGCGCCTCACGATCTAACCTGGGCACATACAGAAACGTCATTCGCGCAACGCGGCCCAAAAGGTCGCGCGCGTCTCCAGATAACTTTGCGTCAGACATATGATCATAATGGCCGGATATCGATCTTGGGGCAAATCGCAACCATGCCTGCGACAAAGATGAGCAGCATCCCAAAGATACCGCGTACAGTCGCGTCTTGATTAAAAAAGACAGCCAAGATGATCAACACAATCACAGAGAAGTGACGCCATGTCATAAACACAAACCTTACAATACAATTTCAACAATCGGACTTCGTCATCTTTAAATCATCTTCCGCAGCTTCGCAAAGCTTCTGCCAAAGATAGTCGCTGCACACGACCATGTCGAACTCATCATCAGTCGCATTGTGCGCGTCGGCATACTCTGGCTTGACGCTGACGGTAAGAACCTCGACTTCGGGCGCCTCTGGCGGCTCTCCGGCGCAGTCGTACGTCGGGTAGCGACCGGCGTGACCGGGCGAGTATGTGTAGAGAAGCTCCAACGTGACGTCGTTGTCGCCGTCGAAGCTGTGGTTGAGCGTCACTGTGTGCTGATTGCTTAAGCGGCTCACGTGTCAATTCCTAAGCTGTTTTTACTACGCCCTTAGCCCGCCACGGGTTTTACCGGGCGGGCTTTTGGGTGCGTGGTAAGTTAAGCGGCGAGAGTTTCCCTTTCTTCACTCCGCTGAGTTTGGTAATTCAGTTCGCGGAAGTATCTATCAATGTGACTTTTCACAAAGTGCGCGTGAGTCTTGTCGTGGACGTTTGTGTGTAGACCAATGTGCTCCTTGACTTCGGCAAGGGTGAAGTCTCGATACTTGTACTCTTCGTTCTCATCTAGAGTCACGAGTGTCGAGCCGTGCAGCGCAAAAACAAATTTGGTGCGGGCGTAGAATTCGCGATAATTTTTCTCGGTGATTTTACCAATGTCAACGCTCATCGTAACAAAGATAAGCGCGTGAGTTACTGCGCTCATTTTGCGTTCGCCCGGTTTTCCATCGTAGCAAACTTCTTTGTAGCGAGCGATATTTCCAAGTTCATAATCAAGTGACATGTACAATTCCTATCCAGGTTCGGGACATGATTGCCCCGCCCCCGATTATAGGGGGTAACCGCATAAGACGCAATAGGCATTAAAAACACATAGCCAGCTATAAAACCGACAGATTAGGATACCAAGCTATTCATCATCAGATCGACCCGAAACAGCCGTCAGCAAAGCCGCGCGCAACGCATCACGCGCGTCCGGCGAAAGCTCGCCAGCATCAACCTGGATCGATTGAACTTGGATCGGTCCGCCGTCTGCGCCGGTCAAAGCCGCCTGAACGCGATCGCCCCATTTGCGCGGGTTAAGCTTGGCTGCAATGAACTTGCGAACGTCCGTCCTCAAACGATCAACCTGAACGGTCTCAGGCGTCGATGCGTCGGCGATCTCCTGCAAGTCATCACCAAGACTGTCGGCCCGATCTTCTCGCGCCTGCGCGTAAAGGGTCAGAAAAGAAGGACGCGCCCTCATCCACGAATAAACTGTGACGTTCATTATTTTAAGATCGCGGCAAATTCCTTTTAAACTTTCGCCTTCAGAAATTCGGGCCAAAATAGTATCTGCAATTTCGTCTGAATATTCTGATGGCCTCCCGATTTTCTTCTTTGCCGAAAACGGCAAGCTTGGCGGGATAATTTCAATTTCCTGTGCTTTTGTTTTGTTCTTTCGTTTTGGTTGTGTTTGGTCGTTCATTTTCAACTATTCCT